GGCAATTCCCAGCGGTGATTTTCCGCGAGTCCTCGAGAAGGCATGGGGGGGCTGAGATGTCGAACCCTTTGGCGTCAAATGACGTCCAGTCATCGTCAAGATGAAGGTGGTCATTGACGAACTGGTTCGTGCCGCCGCCCAGGAAAGACATTCCAGGCTTGGCGGGGATTTTGCGGTAGTTGGCGTTCTCAGCATTGATTGACTCAGTGTACAGGAGGCGGTCGATAATGTTGTCGAGCACTGACACAGACCAGAGCAGGCGGTACCTTCCTTCCTTGAGCTTCTGGATTTTGTGCGGCTCCAATTTGATGATGAGCCGGGAAGGGTCAGAGTCATGAGAGTTGTCTCTGCCGAGGGTGAGTAGCAAGTTGATCCGATCTATGATCATCATTGCGATGCCCTTGACGCCGTACTTGGCGAACACGGCTGCGTTGTCATTGCAGCCTTCGCGCACGAAGTGCGCGCCAGGGGACTTGTCGCCGAAGTTGTCTCGAACGTACACGCAAGTGCGATACACGTGGTCGTTGGACAAGAAGTCGACGGGAATCTCCCACTTCGCAGCAGCGTAGTGATCGAGTGCAATGTCGACCGCACGCGCTCGCTGGGAATCAGAGGGGGGGGGGAGAAGGATGATTTTCGCCGATTGCACATTCCAGGAGATTTTCTCGGCGGCTGCGCTCAACGGAGGAAGAGCGTAATCATCGCAGAGCCCGTCCAGCAAGTATTCAGGCTGGGGAACGAACTCTTTCTCATTGCGCGGATAGCTGCGCAGGGAGCGAGGAATTATGGAGTAGAATGCGCGCTGTGCTACTTCGACGGCGACGGTGACGAAGCTTTGGAAAAATCCCGCTTGGCTGGCTTCTCCACCGCTGCGGGCTTTGCGGGCAGCGGGGGCACAGGATGGGGCTGGGGAGCGAGAGGCGTTTGCGCGGTGGCAGCGTCAATCGCAGCCTTCTCAGCTGGGGTCGGGGCGACGAGAGCATCGGAGCTCTCCATCAGCACAGGAGGGGAGTGACCAGCAGGGCCGTACTTGCAGCCGCTGTGGTAG